ACAGTTGCTGGGTTTACAACTTCATTAAAAACGCGGCCTTTGCTAATTGCCAAGTTTGAAGAGTTTATAAGAAATAAAATAATTACTATTTACTCTCAGAGACTTAGGGCAGAATTAGATACTTTTATATGGAACAATGGTCGACCTGAAGCACAGAGAGGATATAACGATGATTTAATTATGGCATGCGCAATCGGGTGTTGGGTACGCGACACTGCTTTGGTAGAAAATCAAAGAGATGTCGCTTACAAAAGAGCATTTTTAGATAGTATGACAAATGTTAATTCTCGTTTAGATACAACCATTCCCGGTATGACTAAGCCAAGAAAATGGGAAATGGACGACAACATGAATGAAAGCATTAGAACGCAAAGAGAATATAGTTGGCTAATAAAAGGTTAAAATAAATGGTAGAAAGAAATAAAAATCCAAAAAATCCTGTATCTCCGCTATTCAAAAGATTAACACGTCTTTTTTCTGGGCCAATTATTAATCGCAGAACTCAAAGCACGCGACAATTAAGACGGCGCCGCCTGGATAAGTATGCTAAAACATTTAAAGATATTGCAGGTCAAAAATTTCAACGTGTAGGTTATAACCCATTTGATAACTTGCAAGCACATACAATGTCCACTCAAAGTCGCATACAGCGATATGCAGACTTTGATCAAATGGAATATACTCCTGAAATCGCATCTGCGTTAGACATTTATGCTGATGAAATGACCACTCATACATCTATAGAAAGCATGCTACATATTAAATGCGATAATGAAGAAATAAAATCTATCTTAGATACACTTTATCGTAATGTCCTCAATATTGATTTTAATCTTTTTGGCTGGGCCAGAACAATGTGCAAATTCGGAGATTTTTATCTTTATTTAGACATCGATGAGCAAATGGGCATACAAAATGTTATAGGTATACCTTCTGTAGAAATTGAAAGACTGGAGGGTGAAGATAAAAGTAATCCAAATTATGTGCAGTACCAGTGGAACTCTGCTGGCGTCACTTTTGAAAATTGGCAAATAGCGCATTTTAGAATTTTAGGAAATGATAAGTTTGCACCATACGGTACTTCTGTTTTAGATTCTGCAAGAAGAATCTGGCGACAATTAACACTTTTAGAAGATGCAATGATGGCTTATCGCATTGTTCGCTCCCCAGAGCGAAGAGTTTTTAAAGTTGACGTGGGAAATATACCACCAGAAGATGTTGAACAATATATGCAAAAAGTCATCACATCAATGAAAAGAAATCAAGTTGTCGATGCAGAGACTGGTCGTGTTGATTTGCGTTATAATCCAATGAGCATTGATGAGGATTATTTTATTCCTGTTCGCGGTGGAGTCGGTACAACAATTGAATCTTTGCCCGGTGGCACATATACCGGTGACATTGATGACGTTAAATATCTTAGAGACAAACTATTTTCAGCACTTAAAGTTCCCGCATCTTATCTTTCTAGAGCAGAGGGCAGCGAAGAGGATAAAACAACATTAGCTCAAAAAGATATTCGCTTTGCCAGAACCATTCAAAGATTACAAAGATCAGCAGTTGCTGAATTGGAGAAAATAGGAATTATTCATCTTTATACTTTAGGCTTTAGAGGGGACGATTTAGTTTCTTTTACCCTTTCGTTGAACAACCCTTCAAAGATAGCCGAATTGCAGGAGCTTGAACACTGGAAATCAAAATTTGATACTGCTGCCGCCGCTTCTGAAGGATATTTTAGTAGAAGATGGATTGCTGTTAATATGTTTGGAATGAGCGAAGAAGAGTTTGTACGCAATCAACAAGAATTATTCTTTGATAGACAGATTGATGCTCAGCTTGAGGCTGTCGGAGAGGCAGTTGCTGCTGAGATGGCTGGTGGGGGTGCGCTGGGAGAACTTGGTGGTGAAGAATTTGGCGGCGAAGAACTTGGTGGTGAAGAGCTAGGCGGCGAAGAACTTGGTGGTGAAGAGCTAGGCGGCGAAGAACTTGGTGGTGAAGAGCTAGGCGGCGAAGAATCTCCATTATTGGCTGCCCCAGGTAAAAGAGATGATTATACCAAGCCAGGTTGGAAAGGAAAAACATACAAGCGTGTAGCTTATGACAAACGTCCTGCTGGCGCCAGAAAAAGACACAACTTGGCTCAAAGTTCAACTGAATTGGGCAAGGTACCAAAAAGACAATTAATGCCAGGTGCCTTAGAATTATTAGGTCTCGGAAAAGGAATTCCTGAAAATGTGGATTCTAATTATAATAATGAAGAGAAGAAACTATTTAGAATTAACAGAGAAGTGAAGCAACTAATACAAGAATTGGAGCAAAAAAATGCGCCTAAAACACAATAAAAAACGAAATACAGCTTTTTTATATGAAAGCCTAGTGAGAGAGGTGGTTATAAATTCCGTTCGAAAAGATACAAACAAAAGGAATACTGTTGTTCTATTGGTGAAAGAAAATTTCGGCAAAACAACTGAAATGAACAAAGAGCTAGAATTATATAAAGTGCTGCTTGAAACAAAAAATATAAATCTTAGAACAGCAGAAAAATTGCTTTATGAAATTAAGAGATCACATGCTAGGCTTAACAAGAAAAAGCTATTTAAAGAACAAAGTACATTAATTAAATTAATAAACAAAAATCTATCAAAAAATGTATTTTCAAACTTTGTGCCAAATTATAAAAGTTTAGCTACTGTATTTCAAATTTTCGATGAGGACGTATCTGGTAAAACCCGTGTAATTCTTGAAGAAGAAATTTTAAAAACCATGGTTTCAACAAGAGAAAAAGAAATAAAAGAAAATGCTATTTCTAATTTAACATTAAAAACTTTTACTGCTAATTTTAATGAAACATATTCACACCTCTTGCAAGAACAAAGAGAATTGCTAAATAAATACATTTTATCTTTTTTAGATAATGGTGTCGAATTTAAAATATATTTAAATGAAGAGGTTGGTAGACTACAAAAAAGTATTAATGATTCACTAATATTAGAAGAGATTCAAGGTGATTCTTCGATGCAAACTAAAGTTCATTCTGTTTTGGGGTTGATAGAAACTTTTAAAACAACCCCAATTAACGAAGATATACTTAAGCACGTTCTTAAGATGCAAATGTTAGCCAAAGAGATGCAAAATTAATGGCCATCGCAATAAAAGTAAATCCAGAGATATCTGAACCCAAAGAAGAAAAGCCTATACAAGCAACGCGAACTCTTAATATAAGAAAAACGTTGGATGGCAGCTTGATAATTTTTGACCACTCAGATATTGACGTGGTGATATCGCCTAAGAAAAATAATATTACTGCATTTGCAAAAAACGAAACAGGCGATCATATATATGCGACCATGAGTCGACTCTTTGATTTTTTAACAAGGAAAGGAGTTATAGAATTGGGCAGTGTAAGAAGTGGAAATGTGTTTAGTTCTTTGGAAGGTGCAATTCCTCAAAATGATACTTTAGATCCAATACAAGTGGCAATATTGGCTATTGATAATTTTAATCAAGAAGAAAAGCCATTCTATGATAAGAGTGATGAATTTGATGATGATTTAGAAGAAAAATTATTAGAACCGGATGAAGAAGCTTCTACTGAGTTTGGAGAAATACCACACCAACCTAGAAAAGGCACTATTAATACTTACCCCGGTGCGACAGCAACGTATACGCATTGGGGAATATTCCGATAGAGGTAGGAATGGAATTAATTTATTTTATTTTAACTGCTTATGGTCTCACTCAAATATTAATTTTTGGTTCAATTTTTAATAAAGTGCGCCCTCCTAAAAATTGGTTATATGGTTTTGGAAAATTATTTTATTGTCCAATGTGTATGGGGTTTTGGGTGGGTGTATTTTTATTCGGAATAAACAAATGGACAGAACTATTTACATTTGAATATACATTAGTCAACGCACTTGTGTTGGGTTGGTTAAGTTCGGGCACATCTTATATGTTGGGTGTGTTAATTAATGATTTTGGCTTGAAGATAACATTTAAGAACGAAGGAGATTGTCATGTGGACTAGGAAGTGGAAATTACAACCGGTTCGACGTTGTTGTAGCGGCTCTAGGCGCATGCGGGTTGCGCCCGCTTAAGAGGAAATAAAATGTCTAAAAAAATGCTTTTAAGAGAATATTATGAGCTTTGTGAAGGTGGCGTTTGTCAAGATCTTCTCACAGAAGAAGAGAAACGCCTAGTAAAAGGGGGCACCTTAATTCTTTCTGGTGTGATGCAAAAGTGCGATGAGTTAAATGGCAATGGCCGTGTTTATCCGCGAACTGTGCTGGAGCGAGAAGTTGACAATTATAAAAAAATTGTGGAAGACCGTCGCGCCCTAGGCGAATTAGATCATCCAGAAGATTCTGTGATCAATTTAAAGAATGCTTCTCATTTAGTAACCGATGTTTGGTGGGATGGTGGAAGTGTAATGGGAAAAGTTCAAGTGTTAAACACTCCAGCCGGCCAAGTACTTAAATCTCTTTGTGAATCCGGAGTTAAATTGGGCATATCTTCCAGAGGATTAGGCTCTGTTACAGAGAATCAAGGTAAATCAATTGTTGAAGATGATTTTCAATTAATTTGTTTTGATTTTGTTTCAGAACCCTCGACTCCAGGTGCGTATATGATGACTGAAAATGCGCAAAAAAGTTTAGATAAAATATTTACAAAAGGCGATAGGATTAATCGCGCTTTAAATGAAGTTTTAAGAGGAATTTAATAGAAGAGGCGATATGAAGAAATCACAATTAAAAAAAGCACTCAAGCCGCTTATTAAGGATTGTATAAAAGAAGTTCTATTGGAAGAGGGAATTCTTTCTAAAATAATTTTTGAAGTTGTTAAAGGTACGCAACCATCGTTGCCGCCGCAGTCGACTTTACGATTGGAACAGAAAGAATCTTTTACGGGCAATACTAAAAAACAAGAACTTTTAGAACAGAAATGGGAAAAAGATAAAGAAAGACGAAAAAAACTTTTAGATGCAACTGGCTTTAAAGATGTTAATGTATTTGAAGGGGTAGAACCGATGACCACCAGCGGCGAATCAAAACAAGCAGCTGCTGGGCCATTAACAGGTATAGGTCATAATGATTCTGGCGTAGATATATCTGGAATAATGGCTTTGGGCGCCGACCGCTGGAAGCATCTTATAAAATAAGGAAATTAAAATGTCAAAAAGGCCAATCAACGTTGAAGTAAAACCAAGATATAAAGACGAGCCAATTGAAAAGATGATTAAACGTTTTGTAAAGAGGGTGAAAAATAAAAAAATTATTGAAAATGTCATTGCTAGGCGAAGATATGAAAAGCCTTCGATTACAAGAAAAAGAGAAAAACAAAGAAGAAAAAAAGTATTAGAAAAATTACATTTAAAATAAGAAAGCTATTTTAAGACTATTTAAATATAACAAGTTAGCGAATTAAAAGAGGTGAGTGAATTATGGCGACAGGAGCATATCAGAGCTGGACTAGTTGGGGTCGAACACGGAGTCCAAAAAACCTAACAGGAGTACAGGGTGGTGCAGTCACACTAACTGTCGCTGCCGAGTTGCTTGGCATCACAGCAACAGGCGCAGGTTATGTCACTGAAAATCAAAGATATTTGCATGTGTTAACAGAAGACAATGATGCTGGCACGCCCGGAACCATAAAAGTGTATGGATATTGCCACGCCTTCCAGAGATGGTTTGAACTCCCACAATCGCATGTGCCGGTTGGTACCAACGCCGCGCCCACCGGAGCTACCATAGTTGCTCCAACCGACTCTGGCCATGCAGATGCAGCACTTTTAACTCCGGACGAAAGGGAATATCGAACATATGAGATACTTGGCATTGATCGTGTTGCGTTTGTTGGTAGCTCTGCTAATGTTGATTGTTACGCCGCATGTAGTACATTTTAAAAGGGATAAGGGAGTTTAAAATACAGATATGAGCAAGTTATACGTCAATACACTTTATCCACAATCAGGAACTGATGTGGTCCTTTCAGGAAACTTAGATGTTTCCGGAACGCTTAAAGCGTACCAATTTGAAACCATTACATACGCTGCAACAACATATCTAGGCGATACAGTTTTTGGCAACAACAGCACAGATCATCACACATTTAATGGAAATGTTTCTGGTTCTGGTTATGCCATATTTGTAGGCGGTGTTGAAGCTGCTGGAAATGTGCAAACTTCGGGAAGTCTTTATGCACTCCATAATGTTTCTGGCTCTGGCAAAGGCCTTTTTGTAGGAGGCATTGAAACTGCTGGTGATCTAAAGGTTTCTGGAAGTGTCACATTTAGTGGAACAACGACCGGCACCGACATTTCTGGTTCTGGTAAGGGCTTTTTTGTAGGAGGCGTCGAAGCTCAGGGTGACATACAAACTTCGGGAAGTCTTTATGCAAGACACAACGTTTCTGGTTCTGGTAAAGGCCTTTTTGTAGGTGGCATTGAAACCGCTGGAGATCTAAGTATTTCTGGAAGTGTTAGTTCTGGCGCCGCTATTACTCTTGACGCAACAACTGATATTAATCTTGATGCTGATGGCGGCGAAGTTTTCTTCAAAGACGCTGGAGCCCAACAAGGTGTTCTTAAAATGGACACTGCTAATTCATTCATCCTATCATCAAGCATATCAACAAATGATCTTTATTTAAAATCCGGCAGAGACATTGTTCTTGACGCTGATGGCGGCGAACTTTTCTTTAAAGATGGTGGCGTACAACAGGGTGTTCTTAAGATGGATACTGCAAATTCATTTATATTATCATCAAGCATATCCACCAACGATCTTTATTTAAAATCCGGCAGAGACATTGTTCTTGACGCTGATGGCGCGAATGTAACTCTTAAGGATGGCGGAACTGCTTATTTAGATATTATTCAAAGCAGTGGCGATTGCATTTTTAGTTCTTCTGTTGACACTAAAGATCTTATTTTTCATGGTGATGATGCAACAGAGGTCTTTAGGGTTGATGGCTCGGCCAAATCTTTACTTATGGCTTCTAGTAAAAAAATAGAATTTGCTGATACTGGTGAATATATTTACAGCGATGGCACTGATCTTCGTTTGGATGCCGGCGGCGATATTTCTATTGAAACCGTCACCACAAAGCTTGAGTGGGGCAACAATAGCGGTGAGCATATTGTTGGAGATGGCTCTAGTGGATTAACAGTGGCTTCGGGAGTTGCCATAACGTTGGATGCGACAACTGATATTAATCTTGACGCTGATGGCGGCGAAGTTTTCTTCAAAGACGCTGGCGTACAACAGGGCGTTCTTAAGATGGATACTGCAAACTCATTTATATTATCATCAAGCATCTCAACAAATGATCTTTATTTAAAATCCGGCAGAGACATTATTTTAGATCCTTCTGGCAGTGATGTTTTACCTCCTAGTGATAATACCATAAATCTTGGTTCCTCTACGCGGCGTTGGGCCAACGTTTATACCGCTGACTTACACTTAAAAAACGATCGAGGCGATTGGACGATTGTCGAGGAAGAAAACTACATATGTGTAGTAAACAACAAAACGGGAAAAAGATATAAGATGGTGGTAGAGGAGATTAAAGACTAATGAGCATTTTTGGACAAAGAGTATCTGGTTCCGGTGAAAGCGTCTTCGTCGGCGGTATCGAGGCTGCTGGAGATATACAAACTTCGGGAAGTCTTTTGGCACGCCACCATGTTTCTGGTTCTGGCAAAGGCCTTTTTGTAAGCGGCGTTGAAGCTGCTGGAGATATACAAACTTCGGGAAGTCTTTTGGCACGCCACAATGTTTCTGGTTCTGGCAAAGGCCTTTTTGTAGGAGGCATTGAAACTGCCGGTCCCTTGAGCGTTACAGGGAGTTCCACTTTCGCTGGTAATGTAACGGTGAAAGACGATAAGAAACTTTATTTTGGTACTGGTAATGATGCTTATATAGAATACGATGAAGATGGAACTGATGAACTTATTGTTTCTGGTGCGGCGGGAGGCATTGATATCAAAGTGCCCTGGGCTGTAGCAGACGCTCTTACAATTAGCACGTTGCCTGTTGGCAATGTCATGACTTTTGATACGACTGGTGGAAGCGCGACCGAACACGCAATCACCAGTGTGGTGCCTCATAGTTTTAGTGATGATATGGATCTCGCTGATGACAAAAAGTTGTATTTTGGCACTGATGATGATGCCTATATTGAATATGATGAAGATGGAACTGACGAACTTATTATTTCTGGTGCATTGGGCGGTATTGACATTCAAGCCCCCCAGGGTGTTGCTGATGCGCTTACACTTAGTACAAACGGATCCGCAATGGTAACTTTTGATACTCGGGGCGACGAAGAAACAGCTACTTTTGCTTATGAAGCAGTGCTGTCCGCTGGAGGCGTAGTCGGTGATAATCAACAACTTATTTTTGGTAGTGATGATGACACTTATATTAGATATGAAACCAGCGACGATCTGCTAGTCATTTCTGGTTCCAGCGACCTCGGCGTTAAATTGGAGGGTTCCAAACTAACAATTAGTAATGCCGACGCAAATGCCGTAGGCGGTGGTTTCAATGGAGCGGAAGATGGTGGTATAGCGGACTCGTATGTTGCAAGAGTTAACGGTGAAATTGTAACCACACTTTTGGTCAATATCGATGATTTAAAAAGCTCTGCAACAGATTTGGATGTAATCGGCGAGAACGACACTGCTGCTGCATATTTGACACAAATTACCACCGCAGTTAATGGCATTATATATAAGGTTGAAATGGTTTGCGTTGAAACTCCAGCCGGCTCAAACGCAGCAACAGATATTGATTTGGTTACAAACACTGCAGCGCTTGCAGAAGACGTCGCATACACTTCAACCGGTACCACTACAGTTTTGATCAAAGGGGAGCAGCTGCCGTCCTCAGAATGGGAAGCTGGCATTAGCGCGCGCACTTCTGGAAGTTTCGACGCTGCTGATGTTCCGAATGCCTATTTGTACCTTGCCAATGGCGAAGCAACAGCCGGTGATGCCACATATACCGCTGGCAAGTTTATGATTAAACTTCATGGAGTATCAACATTTTAGATTGAAATTATAATTTCAATGGAACACTTACAAATGCTTAAATATAAAAATTAAGGAACTTAATCAAAGTTAATACTATTTATTTTTGGAAAATATTTATTTTTTAGGAGAAGTTATAATGTCGAGCATGCTTGAACAAGCCATAGTTGATGCGTCCGCGCTCAAAGAAGCTGCAATAAAAAATGCTGAATCTGCAATTATTGAGCACTATTCAGTGGATATTAAAGAAGCAGTGGCACAGTTGTTGGAACAGCCAGAAGATCTAGGAGCATTAGATATGGATCTTACTGCAGTTGAGGATGTTCCGGAAACTGATTTTGCCAAGCAAGTTCCGCATGGAGCTTTAGAAGGCGAAAATCTTTGTCCAGATGAAGATGCGCCAATTGAAATCGATTTTGATGACCTACAAGCAAGATTAAGTGCCGAAGAAGGCTCAGGTGGTGAAGAAATGATTGGACGTGAAGAAGAATTAGCTCCCGAATTGGCTCCGGAAGAAGAAACAGAACTTTCTTTGCAAGAGTCAGTACTTTATAGTATTTTAAACGAATCTGATGATGTTAGTTTAGAAGAGCTAAATATTGATGAACTTCTAGAAGAACTTTTAGCTGAAGATGATGAAGAAAATCTTGAAGAGGGCGCTTTCGAACCAGAGGGCGATGAGCCTGAAAAGAAAAAAAAGGAGCCGCCCTCTCCTCATACGGAAGAAGAAGAGGAAGAACATTTTGAATTTCAAAAAGGCTCTCCTTATAAAAGAGATGATAAAAAGCTTCGTGAATTTAGGCGCCGCAAGAAAAATCAAAATCTTATTAAAGAAAATAAACAACTTTTAAAATCAACCGAAGCTCAGAAAAAGCAAATTACAACTCTTAAAGAACAGAATAATAAATATCGAACATCGTTAAATACATTGAAAGAGAAACTTAATGAAGTAAATCTTTCGAATGCAAAATTGTTATATACAAATCGTGTTTTAAATAGCAACTCCCTAAATGAGCGACAAAAAAATAAAATTGTTGAAGCTGTTAAAAATGCAAAAACCGTTGAAGAGGCAAAGACTATCTTTGACACCCTTCAGAGTGCAGTGGGCAGTGTCTCCTCCGAGAAGATGCCAAAATCACTGAGCGAAGTGGTTAGAAAACGTTCTTCAGCATTTTTATCTCGTAAAGAGGAAAAAAGGGCCGATCCCTTTGCTGAAAGAATGAAAATATTGGCAGGAATTAAAAATAATTAAAAGGAGAAAAAAACAATGTCAGTACTTGAAAAATTAACAGAAGGTATCGTACAACGCGATATCAAAAAGGAAGGCACCGCTCTGCTCTCTAAGTGGGAAAGAACAGGCCTTCTTGAAGGACTAACAAGTGAGCACAAGCGTCACACTATGGCAAGGTTGCTCGAAAATCAGGCAAAAGAACTTCTTCGCGAGGCTAGCACATTATCAGCCGGTGGAGATGTTGAAGGTTTTGCCGCAGTAGCATTTCCAATCGTCCGTCGAGTTTTCGGCGGCTTGATTGCAAATGATTTAGTCTCGGTACAACCGATGAGTCTTCCTTCAGGTCTCATTTTCTTCCTTGACTTTACTTTCGCAGGGCTCAATGGAGAAGATAGCAAAGGATCCGCCGGCGCTGAATCCGACCTGTCCCTTTATGGTGGTCAAGTGGTCGGCCAGGAATTAACTGGTGGTGTTAGTCTAGGTGATGCACAAGGAAACAACACTTCTCGTGCTGATTCCGGATTCTACAACCTTTCAAATGGTTTTGCATCACCAACCGGCTCTTCGCAGGTACCTTTGCTTGTTGTTGCATCCGGCACCGCAGGCACAGATTATAGTGATAAAGTGAACCGTCATAATTTTACTGCTGGTTATGAAGATTTAGCTCGTCTGACCCGCTATGATACAGACCTTTCCGGTACTGGCGTTGTTATTGGACGGATTTCTGCAACGTCCACCGACTGGAATGATTTGAACACAGAGAATTTGGTTTCACTTTATCATACTGGTTCAGCCACCGATCGTTGTATGATAGTTCGAAGACTTACTCAGAAGGATCCTGTAACTGCTGGAAACTACCTTGTTGTTTTTGCATCTACTGGAAGTACCTCAACCATCGCCGGCGATATATCAGGGGCACGTGTATATCTGGAAGACGGTGGTGGCACCGAGACGGCATGCGGTTTAAGATTCCAGCATGCAATCCTAGATCCTTTTAGCACGACTCGTTTGGCTGCTGGCACGAATGCTCAAGGCGCGGTTGTTGCTGATACTGGCTGGGGCTTGGAAAATCAGGTAAATATTCCTGAAATCGATATCAAGGTCGATTCGGTGGCTGTTACGGCGATAACCAAGAAGCTTAAAGCTAAATGGACTCCAGAGCTTGGCCAAGACCTTAATGCATATCACAACTTGGATGCAGAAGTTGAGCTTACATCAATTCTTTCTGAGCAAATTGCTCTTGAAATTGATCGTGAGATTCTTGAAGATCTGCTCAAGGGTGCCACAGCTGGCACTTTCTATTGGGCTCGTTCACCAGGATTGTTTGTCCGACGTGATACTGGCAAGGAAATTGGCGCATCTTCGGCTGCTCCAGACTTCACAGGTACGGTTTCAGAGTGGTACGAGACTCTTGCGGAGACTATTAATGATGTTTCTGCACAGATTCATCGTAAGACTCTGAGAGGTGGTGCAAACTTCCTCGTTACCAGCCCCGAGGTTGCTAATATTCTTGAGTTTACCAGCGGATTCCGCGCTAATATTACCCATGATGATGACAAGGGTACTGTCGGCGCCGTCAATGTTGGTAACATGAGTAAGAAGTGGGATGTCTATGTTGACCCCTACTTCCCACGTAACGTGGTTCTTGTTGGGCGTAAAGGTAATAGCTTCCTTGAAAGTGGCTATGTTTATTCACCTTACGTGCCACTGCAAGTTACTCCCACCATCTTTGGTACGGAAGACTTCGTACCACGTAAGGGCGTTATGACCCGTTACGCGAAGAAGATGGTCAGGCCCGACATGTACGGTGTAGTTATTGTACGTGGCTTGCTTGGAGAAGCTGGCGCGACTAGCTAAAGTTAAAGTAACTTTAAATTAACCCTGGTTTCTTTCGAGGAACCAGGGTTTTCTTTTATCTAATGACTATTTATAAGCAGAATCGAAAGATTCGATACCTTGTTATTGGGTGGGCACTATATGACCCATCCCCATTCTATTATAGAGTGCGGACATGATTAAAAATGGCGAAAAGCCAAGGGAGGGTTTCTAACATGGGATCAAAAAGAGTAGGACTCGCGAGGGTCCAGAAATTATTAGAGAATTTGAAGAGAGAGATTAACTGGACAAATCAGACCACCCACAAACACGGTGATCTAGTATTAGGAGGCGGCACAAACGCGGATAAAACAGTTTTTGAGTACAATTACATTACATGCGCAGCTCCTCTTGTTACAAATCTAGGTAACTCTGCTGACGGTGTAATGGCAACAGAAGATAAATTTGGTATGTTATTCTTTGGGCCGCAAAACGAATTGTACCCAGCAACAGCACTTTCTATTGGCGCTTATACAGCAGGAGGCAAAACGCCACAATTAGACGGGACAGTTCCCGCGACTGATACGGCTACAACGCAAGCAGGGTTCGATATACAAATGGATACCGAAAATGCAGCTGCCACAGGACTAGAAGTCATCTTGGGCGGTGGCCCTCTAGGTGGAGTTAACGGATTTACGGTTGGTACGCATGCCGGTTATATTGACGTAACATTCAATACACCGGACTGGACTGATTATGACGGTTGTGGCATAGGGCTCAGACAAGTTGAAGACTTTAATGACGGCCATGTTCCAATTTTGGACGCCGGATCCGCAGCTGACGGTATTTATACTGATTTTGCAGCATTTGGGGCTATGACAGATACTGATCTTCGTATTATGACCGACCTGAACAACAGTGGTACTAGCACCTTAACAAACTGCGGCGCTTCAGTGCCAGTTGATGGCCAAAATTTGCGATTAAGAATTACTTTAGCCAAATCCGGCGCCGTCACGTACAGTTTTGTTGTTAACGCAGTGGCAGGCGCAGGAACTTTAGCGGCTCCAGCAACGACAGCGGCTTTCACTTTTGATTCTGGTGATGTTCTTGTACCTTACCTCTTTACTTCAAGTGATACCGCAGCTGCTGATGTACTTTGGTTGAAAGATGTAAAAGTTGTTCGTACAGTCTGATCCAAGTTCTTGAGCGAATATCACAAACCCCCAACCAATTGGTTGGGGGTTTTTCCTTAAAATTCTTAATATAATGTTTTACAATATCAAGAAGAAAAGGAGCTTACCATGGGAAAGAAAAGACGCCGCGTAACTAGTCCAAAATTTGTGAGGAAGTTTGCAACAAAGTTTGCAAAGTTTAAAGCAGCATTAGAAAATACAACCATCACAACCGCTGAAGTTGAAAAAGAAGAAATTGTTGAAAAAGCCCCTAAAGTTGTAGTAAAGGAAACCGACAAATCTGTCATATCTGAACAAAAGCCAAAATCGCGATCTGCCAAAAATTCGCCCCGGAAAAAATCACCAGATTTAAAAAAGAAAACTACGAAAAGAAAAACTACGAAAAGAAAAACTACGAAGAAAAACTAAATATGATTTTTTGAAGTGCGGGTAACTAATTATAGGAGAGGAGAACTAAATGAATGGCTCGACCTACTTTAACGCCCAAGCAGACAACAAGCGCTGTTATTTTACCCACTACTGGAAGTCATAGTAATGTCACAGGAACTCTCCCATTTGCAATAGGGATATATACCGGCTCACATGCTTTTCTTTCTGGAGCTGTAGATCAAGTTGCTTATACTTATAAAAAATTAGGTGGAGATGTATTAGATATCGAACTAACAGAAGGGAATGTCTATGCAGCTTACGAAGAAGCTGTATTGGAATATTCTTATATTGTTAATATACATCAGGCAAAAAATTCTCTTTCAAATATGTTGGGCGCTTCAACTGGCTCGTTTGATCAACATGGGCAACTAGAAAAAGGTGACAATTTGTCGGGATCAAACATAGGACTTAAATTTCCTAGAGTTGAATTTATGTATGCACAAAAAGTTGCAAGAGGTCTTTCTTCGCGCGCTGGATTTGGTGGAGAGAAAAATATATATTCAGCATCGTTTAACACTGCGACTGGTCAACAAGAATATGATCTGCAACAATTAATTTCTTCTTCAGCTGATAATAGCGATAATTCTGCTTTTCCATACTATGGAAAAGTAGGAGATAAAAGAATTCACATTACAAAAGTTTTTTATAAAACTCCGCATGCAATGTGGAGATTTTATGGTTATTATGGTGGTTTAAATACTGTTGGTGATTTAGCCAGCTACGGTCAATTCGCAGATGATTCTACATTTGAATTAATACCTGCGTGGCAGAATAAAGCTCAAGCTATGGCCTTTGAAGATGCCATATGGACAAGAAATTCTCATTATTCGTATGAAATTAAAAATAATAAATTAAAATTATATCCATCTCCTGTAGATTCAAGTCCAGACAAATTCTGGATGGAATTTTATGTAGAGGAAGATCCATGGACTACGGACACTTCACGTGGCAACGCCGGCGCTGATGGTATCAACAATATGAATACTTTGCCATTTGAAAATATTCCATATAGAAAAATTAATTCAATTGGCAAACAATGGATTAGAAGATTTGCAATAGCACTATGTAAAGAAATATTAGGAAATATTCGAAACAAATTTACCACTATTCCAATTCCAGGTGAAAGCGTTACATTAAATGGTGCAGATTTAGTATCTCAAGGAAAAGAAGAACAAGAAAAACTAAGAGAAGAATTAAAAACAGTTCTTGATGAATTATTATACTCAAAGCTCGCAGAAAATGATGCATCAACAGTTGATTTTGTCAACAAAATACAGGAACGCATACCCTTAAGCGTTTATGTGGGGTAACAGAAGATGGCAAATAATAAATGGTCACAACCTGATCAGCCACCTCCTCCTTTATTTCTTGGCAAAAAGGAACGAGATCTTGTTAAGCAAGTTAATGATGAACTTATTGAACGAGTGATTGGTCAGCAAGTGCTTTATTATCCAATAGATATAATGCATACCAATTTTCACTCTTTATACGGGGAGGCCATAGAAAAGACATTTTTACCGCCTGTTCGAATATATGTATTGATCGACTGGGAAGGACACACCACAACAACAGATGGATTTGGAATTGATAAACGACCTTCAATCACTATACACTTTCACAAAAGAAGATTAACAGAAGATCAAGACATGTTTGTGCGAGTTGGAGATTTTGTTGGTTATGGTGATGAATTTTTTGAAATTGTGACGCTAAATGAACCCAAACAGATATTTGGCCAAGCACAGCATAAAATGGAAATATCCGCTAAGTGCCTTAGAGCCCGCGAGAGTTTATTTAATAGTAAATAAGGAACAGCAACATGAGCAAAGAATATAAAGTTGGCGACACACCCAATTCAAAAAGACAAGTTCCAGATGCGCACGTGCAAACTCGCGAAATTCCTTTTATGCCTTCTACGATTGAGACAATTGATTTTGCTGTACGTGATTGGATTGATAATATAAATATATTTACCACCACGAATGAGGGCTTTAAAAAAGTACCGGTATTGTGGGTATCACCCGAGCGCGCTTTTCAAATGAAACACAATAAAGAATTGCACGATAAGCTAGAAACATTAAAATTACCTTTAATTACAGTTAATCGCACTTCAATAACAAAAGACCCAAACAACAAAGGTACTGCGTGGGGAAACGTATATCCTGTTAATGACTATAAGGGTGGATCAATTACGATTGCGAGAAGAATTAATCAAGATAAGACTTCAAATTTTGCTAATGCCGATTCATTTAATTTAAGAACAAATTCTGGCCCAAAACAAGCTAATTCTCCGAGAGTAAATAAAAAAATTGTTTACGAAACTATGACAATTCCTATGCCAGTGTATGTTACTATCATGTATTCAATAACTTTACGCACAGAATATCAAGAACAAATGAATGATTTAGTAACTCCATTTATAACAATCCCAGGAGGAATTAATTTTGTTGTTGTCGAAAGAGACAATCATAGATTTGATGCGTTTGTGCAGCAAGATTTTGTTCAAGAAAACAATATTGATTCGATGGGAGAAGAAGAGCGCTCCTATAAAACAAAAATTGATTTAAAAGTGCTTGGCCATCTTATTGGCGAGGGAAAAAACCAAGAAAAACCTAAAATTGTTATTAGAGAAAATGCTGTAGAAGTCAAACTTCCAAGGGAACGAGTTATTTATGGAGATATACCAAAACATATTGATAGAAGAGGATTTTATAGAGAATAAAAGGAATTTGGTTTTTTACATTACTATTTATTTAAGAAATAGATTTCGAGTTAAAGGAGACTTATAGATATGTCAGTTAAAAAGTTTAAGTTTGTATCACCGGGGATATTTATTGACGAAATTGATAATTCGCAATTACCAAGAGTTCCGGCAACCCTAGGGCCACTGGTCATCGGTCGCGCTAAGCGCGGGCCGGCCCTGCGCCCCATACAAGTAAATTCATTTTCAGAATTTGTTGATATGTTTGGAACTCCAACTCCTGGTGGCGATGTAAATGACCCATGGAGAGGTGAAAATTTATCTGCTCCAATGTATGCAACATATGCAGCGCAAGCATGGCTTAAGAACAATGCTCCTTTAACATTTGTTAGGTTGCTCGGTGCAGAACACACTGCGGCTGGCTCAACACAAGCTGGCGGCGCTGCAGGTTGGAAAACTGCGAACGACAACTCCGGAATGAACGCTTCAAATGGCGGCACGTATGGTTTATTTATTATTGCTAGCGCGTCTAGTGGTGCAGAACACTTTTCTAGTCCAGCAAATACCGGTACTCTTGCTGCTATTTGGTATGTAGATAGCGGTCATGTCCGTCTTAGTGGTACCACGACTTTCACCGGCCACGGAAGTCCATCCGGAATCCATGGCGTGGCTGAATTCATTCCGCCCGTAGGGGCAAACTATGAGTTCAAGGTGATTATTGCGGAAGCGAACAATAAGTGTGACGGATATGGTACGCCTGTCATGACAGCGACATTTAATTTTGATGAAACTTCTAATAAGTATATTAGAAAAGTTTTCAACACAGACCCCACATTGGTAAACACAGACATTACCCAGGGTTCGAATATAAAAAATTATTGGCTCGGTGAAACATATGAGCGCAATCTAGAGAATGTATGTGGTACATTATCGTCCGCTACCGCGACTACTCATGCTGGTATAATTCTTCCTCTAGGGGATTCCACTTACAAGCCTCACCAGATGTTACAAGGGTCGACAGCGACTGGCGACGGCACTGGCGCCTCTAAAACTGGATGGGTGTTTGCACAAGACTTAAATAATGATTATGTGCAGTTTAAAGCGGCCAATATGCAAAAGTTGTTTAGGTTTCATTCACTGGATTCTGGAGAGTGGAATCAAAACAATATTAAAATTTCTATTCAAGATGTTGATTACTCGAAAAATGAGTTTAGTCAATATGGCACTTTCACGGTTATAATTAGGAAGATGGAAGATAATGATAATCGTGTGCGCGTGCTGGAAAGATTTAGTAATGTGAATCTTAATCCTAATGATCCTAAATATATTTCAAGGGTTATTGGCGACCAATACATGACGTGGGATGACACAGAACGAAGATATACTGTATATGGAGATTATAGGAATAATTCAAACTTTGTTAGAGTTGAAGTGGACGAAGCAGTCGGCGGCGCCCGAGTTAACCCCTTGTCACTTCCATTTGGATTTTATGCGCCTCCGCGATATAAGGGCTTTATGATATTTTCTGGGTCGGCTTATACCTATGATATAAAAGGCGATTTGGACAACGTTGTCGAACTTGATGGTCATGGCGCCGCACCTATCCAATCCGCTTCTTTTGTTACCGGAAGAAGTACTAAAGGCGCCTTTGGCCAACCGGCTGTCGGTACCAGTTCGCACGGGACACGCACAGGCATAAACCCGACCTTAACGACCGGTGTTTTTGCAAGCCTGTATGGCGGTCTCCCGGGCAAATTTACGGCTTCTTTTGTATACCCAGCAATTGG